TGAAAGGAACAATCTTTGTATGATCATTGAAGGTGCGGATCTGTACCCACTTGTCCACATGGGCGATAGCGACAGCACACTTGTCGTGCTTCTGGGCTAGGTCAGCATGGATGAAGTAGCGAGTCTCCTCGTCCTTGGGCTGGAACACAGGCTCAATACGCTTGAAGTCATCAATAGGATTATGAAGCACCATGGCCCTTTCCAGTACCGCCTTTTCCTTGAAGAATGCATCAGAGTGGAAGGACGGCATACAAGCAAAGCGCTGCATGGCATCTGCAAAGTCGCTGAGGAATGCTGTCTTGAAATCCTCAATGTGTCTGGTGGGGTTGGCATCCCATGTAGGACGCTTGATTGCGTATACCCCTGGATATTTATATGAAAGAATATGGTCCTCGTTCCATTCAATCTTGAACTGATTATCTTCCTTCTCTGGTGGAAGTTCAGGATCAATGATGAATGTGTAGGACTTGACTTCTACTTCCTTCTCTGCTACTACCTCGTCATAGCGCTTGGAGATAAAATCTCCTGGATAGCGGGGGAAGGACAGCAGGACGACCTTGCCAAAGTCTGGGAATCGTGAGTCTACGGAAGCGCGGAAGGCCTTGTAGATAGCATCACCAGTCTTGGCATTCTCATTACCAGATTCACTAGTCTGAGCAAAACCTGAAATCTCGTCAAGGATTGCTAGGATAAGGTTAAGTCCCTCATGGCTCTCACGCTCTGAGTGACCAGAGTAGACGGTGATGTTCTTGTCAAACTCTACGCTGGATACCTTGGCATTGTACTTACCTGCAAACCACGGGGTACGGTGAATCTTGATGATGAAGTTCTTGAAGAAAACGTTCTGTGCCTGCTGTGCGTTGACCGCGATATTCATAATATCAATAGAGTCACCGGGTGGCTTGCCAAAGTATCTAGCAGGGTCCTTGAGACACATGAGTTTGTATACTAGATAGGCACAGCCGATAGTTGAGGTATGGTCCTTGCCACTACCCTTACCAAGTTGCAGGATAACCTCTGCCTTGGTGTATTTCTTGTAATGCTCTTTACCCGCCTTCTCACCCATGAAGCGGATAAGATCCTCTTCCTTGTAAATCTGGCTCATAGCCTCTACAAGGTCACGCTGGATCTGCGACAGTTCTGGCTGGTCCAGATAGTCCTTGCTGTGAAGGAATGTATCTAGGTCTACAGGCTCTTCCTCAAAGGGGGAATCCTCTAGGACAGAGAGAAAATCAGTTAGGTCCATAGATTACTGCTGCCTCTCCTGTAGGACCCGATACCTCCGCAAGACGGGCTAGTACCTTGGGCTTGCAATGAGAGCATTCGCCAGATACCTCTTTGAGAATCTTAACAAGGACTTCCTGCTTGCGCTCTGTCTCTAGCAACTGGTCGGCAAGTTCCTTGTTCTCTAGCAGCCCTGCCTTCTGTAGGATATCCATCCTAGTCTTTTCAATGTCAAGCACCAACTTGATCGCTGCTGTCTTGGCAGATAGGTTCTGGTTCTGTGTGGCCTCATCAATGACCTCGTAAGTCTGCTTGATGAGTTTTCCAAAGTGCTGGTCTGCTGCGCTCAATGCCTCTCTTGCTCTGGCTCGTACAGCCTCAGAGTTGGACGCCATTGTTTTCCACTCTCTCAAGTGGGAAGAGACTCTTGCACGGGGAAGGTCTAGTTCACGGGAGATTTCTGTCTCGTTCTTGCCCTTGATGTATTCAGCGGCTACCGCGTTAACTTCCTCAATATGATTGAGAATATCTGCTTGATCCATAGGGTTAATTATAGCAGGCGGGGTAGAGAGGCATGTTGTCGCAAATAAATTAGGATAGTCCCTACCCCGCCCACTACATTAAATCAGGTGCCTCTGCACCATGTTCCGTGCCAAGCATGAATTCCACCATGCTCTACAGTATGAATAAATACAGCATCCTGCACCCACTTTGGGGCTTGGGAAGCATGTGCATACTGCGGAACCCTCTTGCCGTTTACTTTGGTGAATTTATTGTTCCCTCTCCAAGTACCGTCCAAATATTGGTACGCCCCGGAAGCCGTGGAACGATTATTTTTCGCCTTATAGTGACCCGAGTGAATAGATTCATGCTTACGAATACAAAATCCTAGGTCACGAATCCACTTAGGCTTTCCATGCCATACGTCGATGTAACCCGAATCTTTCCATCGGTTTGGCACGATAGCCTTGACCGCTGCGGGTCTGGCGGCTGGTGCCGTCTTTATTGAGTTTTCTACGGCGGTGACTGCTGTCACCTTTACAGGCACAACAATCAAGCCTGTTTTCGCTATCTCGTTAGCCGACTTAGCATAAGCCGACGTAGGTGCAAAAAGAGCGGTAACGATTGCTACCGCTGCTAGTGCGCCTACGAGGTTTGTTTTCGTCATGTTACCTCCATAGCGACAACATTGTTCAAGGCTAACACCTTTTTGGGTATCTGTCAAGCCGCTATAGAGGGGAGTGTGAGATTCATCACTACAAATAGTAGTGTTTTCTTAGATAATCAACGATGTGTGGGGCTTCTGAGACTACCGAATCCCACCTTTGCTTCTGCTCAAGGAAGGACTCGTATGCCCCTTGGATGCTTTCCCTGTAGTGGGGGAAGGCGTTCTCCCTATCCGATATATCTATCTGAGAGATAGGATTGAGGTGCATTCCTGCCATGATGAACAGGATACCGTCGTGGTCGATATGCTCTCGTCCTGCTGTATCGAAGAACTTTCTCTGCGTAGCATAGAACGATGATGACCGTGACATTAGTCGTGTCATGTAGTCTCCACCACGCTGCTCGGCGTACTGCCTGTTCATAATGTCTGTCCAGTACGGAGTGTCGTTCCTCAGGCTCAGGGAGTAGTGCATGGCAACGAACTTGGCAAACCCATTGTAGAGGTCGCCCACCTCGTTGTTGTACCACAGTCTGTCAAACTCATTAATTTCTCCACGCTCTAGAATCTTGATAAGGACAACCATGAACTCGTGAACGCTGAGAAGTCCATTTGATTCAAGAGGCTCAATGAATCCCGCCGAAAGTCCAATGGCTACGACATTCTTGACGAATGTACGCTCATGGATACCGATGCGGGTCTTGAGATTACGATAGGTATACGATTCAACTTCCTCGCGTGTGCGCGGGATGACCATCTTGTCAGAGCAAAGATAGTCCTTGAACTCTTCTAGAGCATCTTCATCAGAGACATACCTGTCTGAATAGTTGTATCCTGTGCCAATGCGTGACCACAAGGGAATGTTCCAGCACCATCCGTTGCCAATAGCCGTGCAGTTGGTGAATGGCTGCATTTCCTTGTACTTGTCTTTGAAGGGAATCTGGCAGGCCCAAGCGCTGTTATTTGGTAGGATATCTGCATAGGATATGAATGATTCTTCCAATGCCCCTGCCAGTAGCACGCTCCTGAATCCTGTGCAGTCAATGAACAGGTCTGCGGAGATACGTTCCTCATTGTTTAGGATAAGTTCCTTGATTCCATTCTCGTCAGTATCAATCCTTGTCACATGCTTGGGGATGTACTTGACTCCACGGGGAAGGCAGTAATTTTCCTTGAGCCATTGTCCGAACTTGATAGCATCAAAGTGATAGGCTACAGATTCTTTTGGATCAAAGTTGTCCAGCCTGCCGTCCTTGTTCTCATAGAACTTGTTGTTCTCCCATAGGCCAGAGGCAGGGAAGAGAAGATCGACCATCGACGTTACGGGTAGGTCTGGGTTGAGCGCACTAATCGCGTGCCACACAGGAACAATATTGTCGTCAGGATCTTTCTTGTATGGGCGACCGAAGGGGTAGTGGAAGGCTCCCGCATCCTTCTTGTAGAAGTCAACAAACTGAATGCTTAACTTGTAGGTGGCATCCGTTGCCTTCATGAAATCCTTTTCCTCAATTCCTAGGAAGCGCATCCATCTACGAATCTGCCCAAGAGTTGACTCACCTACGCCAATGGACGGTACATCGGGAGACTCAATGACGCTAATATCCTTATTGGGGTATGCTCTGATAAGAGTGGCAGCACTCATCCATCCTGCACTACCCCCACCAACAATAACGATCTTGTCAGTTTTCATTCTTTAATCTCTCAATCTCCCTATTAATATACCATGCTGCCTTCTCAAGATCCTCAATCTGCTTTCCCTTATGCTCTGCACGAAGAATATACTTGATAGCATTACCAAGGCAGAAATTCATATGCTCGGTGATCTGAATGACCTCAATGCCGCTGGCATGTGAGGTGTAATGATTTGGGTGATTGACAGGATCGTTTTCTTTATTGTCTTTGTACATGGGATTGAGTGCCATGCTATCTCCTTAATCCGAATTTGTTTAGTTGCTTATAGATTATCTGTACGCTTACTCCGCACTCTTTTGCAATTTCCTCGGGCGTGCGCTTCTGCATCACATAGCGTTGACGCAGGAATGTCTCTGATAAGTGTAGCCCAAGGTTCTTAGCCATGTCAACCCGTAAAGTGCTTCACTATGGATAGGATTGCCAGCAGCGACCATCCAATATTGAACCAGATGATGGTTGGTAGGGTCTTGACTGTTGACGACCAAATAAGAGACATGCTTGACGCTAGTGCAAAGAGGTAGAGCCACCATATCTGTGCCCCCCACAGCAGACCGGGGAAGATTATCAGCAGTTTAATCATAAAGGCAAAAAACTCTACCGTATTGGCCCTGTTCCAGTATTCCTTGTGGAACATAGTCTCAATGGCTACTGCCCATTGCATATGCCGCTTGTCTTTCCATGTTTCCATTAGAATACCTTGTTCCAGTTCTCTAGGGTCCACGCTCCAATGGCGACGGCATCTGCTACGTCGTCATCATCAAGATGGATATCGAATTTGTCATTGACGTACTTGATTGTCTTTTGTTTGCGTACCTGTCGTTCCTGCGACTTGTACCATGAGTTGGTTTTGGCAGGATTGGCATGGCGTATAGCGTCCTTCTCAGCCACCGTAAGGCGTTTGTTTCCTATCCAGTTCTGCCATACCATCGGGCTGACGCTGGCTATGTGCTGGACTCCTGTAATCGCTGCTGATGCCACTAAAGCACCATGGCTCATGGCTAGGTTGGCTGCGGTCTTGGGAGAGTTGACATAGATGACTTGCTCAATAACGATATTGTTAATGTTCTTGGAGTCAAACGTATCAAAGAAGGATTTAGTCTTGTGAGCCGTGTCTACGATCTTGTCATAGATATCAGTACCAAAATACTTTATCTTTCCAAACTGTATGAGTTCGCCGTCCTTGAAATATGCGAATGCCAGACTGTTGGTGCTTGCATCAATGGCGACAAACGGCGGTGGGTTACTCTTCAAATCTTTCATATTCTATTAATCCTTTAAGTTCCTTTAGTGCTTTATCAACCTGTTTGGTGTTGATTCGGCATGTTGAACAGTATCCAGTCGTGTTGTAAATGCTGATAAGCGTTCCGCATCCACCAGCGCATCGACGTTCTTTCTTAGCCAATTTCTTACGACGGTTAATCTGATAGCGATCATTGACCTTTTCTTTCGTAGCAAACTCCCTGCATTCTACAGAGCAGTAAATCTGATAACTTACATTAGGCTTGAACTCGCTAGAACACCAGTCGCATATCTTCATGCAAGGTACTCCAACGGGAGTATTTTCTCCTTGCCCTTCGGTGCCTCGGCGCAAGCCTTAGCAATTGGGCAACCTTTGCAGACCTTGGAGTTTGAGCGATAGGGCTTCTGAGGAATCTCTCCGCTCTCCCATTGCTTGCGTACAGAACGCATCCAGTCAAACGCATAGTCTACCCAAGCAATATATTCTGGGCTGACCTCAACGGTAATAGCATGAAGTTCATGACTATTTTTAGATTCATACAGCAGGATTCCCCAACGCTTGGCTAGAATCTTCATGTAGATAAGCAACTGCATCAGGTGGTAGTTCGGTGGCTTAGCGAACTTGCGATAGGCGAACGATTCTTCACGCATCGTCTTAATCTCTACTACGGGCTGCTCTTCCTCCCATTGGACTACCGCGTCTGCGAATCCAAAGATGGGAGGGTCCTGAGCGACGATTCGCTTCTCCTTCTCCACCATGATCCCTGCGTTCTCAATGGCGGTCTGAATGCGCTCATGGCTTCTGGTGCCATTGTCCATATTGGCTACCGCGTATGCATCAGCACTATCAATGAATTCAACTCCGCTAAAAGCAAGGAACCAATAACGAGGGCAAGCGCCATTACCGTATACCAAAGATGAAGGGCTAAACGACTTCTTCGTCTTGAACTGTGGCTCATTTCTTCCCTCCGTATATCCCGACTCTACCTTTGCAATGAAGGCTTTGGTGTCTATCAGTCCCTCTGGTTGCTTGTCCATGACCTTCTTCAAAAAATTCGTAGCCATATTATCCCTTTACCAAGTATTTGAGCGACTGGACCATCTTGTCTATCTCTGCTGCCGCTGTGTAGTATATGTTCTTTTTCTCTCTCTGAGTCTTGTCTACGTTAGTCAGCCATGTGGCCCTGAAAGCCATTTTTGCTGCGATAGCCTGTAGCCTGACAATCTCCACGGTTGCTACCTGAATGGGGATATCTGGCTTCATGATTACCTTGGCAATAAACTCAAGGGCTGAGGTAAGGTCCTCGTCCTGCATGTATTCTGCTATATCGTAAAGACTGTCAACCTGCTCAAGCGTTGTCATCGTTTGCTCTTTCTATTAGATCCTCTAGTGTAGACCATTCTACCACGCTGAGGCGAATTGTCTTGTCCCCATCACGCAGTACAAGTTGTAGCATGGGAGATTTATTCCTGTCTACTTTCATAGTGTCCATGCAAATCTTTGCCCATGAATCCATGGAGACTGTATAAGACTTGTTGTATTCTTTTACATCAACAACGAACTCATCCATGCTGCCGTCGCCCTTTATCATGCCACGACCGCTATTCTTATGTGCCTTGGCCCCCATGCGCTTAAGTTCATTGCGCTCAGACTTGTTATCTGCCATGAGTGTTCCACTTCGAATAGGGCCAGCCCCACTTATCGTCAGGATCGTAGCACTCAACGGAATCATTCATTTCATTGTCAGGAACAGATTTATAATTGTTTCTATTAAAGGTTGGTTTACGATACATAGAGCCGTAAGAGACAATTGGAGACAGTACACCATTGCGTTTTGACTCATACGGATGATTAAGAAGGCCAGCATTCTCAAGAGCCTCTACGCGCATTCTTCTCAATTCGCTATTGAGCCACAGGCGAGGCAAAGTGCGCTCATACCTATCAAACGCTTCCACGAATTCCTTAATGCACATGTCCATGATGTACTTGTCGGCTTCCTCCTGAGTATCAAAACGAATAGGAGTATCGTCCTGCCAGTCATCCCAATCATCCCAATCCCAATAATCTCTCCAATCGGTGAGATATTGAATGCCCCATTTCATCAGTATCCCTTTCCATAGAGATTGACTTTGGACACGAACTTACATGAACACATCCATGTGAAGTCAAACGTATCCTTCCAGAACCGTGCCTGCCCAACATCGGACTTGCACTTCTGGCATTGGAACTGTCCTTTATAGATACTAAACTTGCTCATTGAGAACCTTCTTGGCTAGTAGTTCCTGAACGTCTAGGTCGGCCTTGATTGCTAGGACTACTGCGTCCCGTCCCTTGTACCGCTCGCCTTCGACGGTATACCAACCGCCGCCGCCCTTTTCAATAATTCCGAGAGACTCAGCGGTATCAATAAGATCCGCGATTCTGTCAACTCCAATGTCGGGTCCTCTAAAATAAAAATCGTATTCTCCTGACTGAAAAGCGGGAGAGGTCTTTGAGAACTGAACATCCCAACGTACTTTTCTTCCAATAGTTTGTTCGATAATCTTGTCTCCGACATAGATCCTCCCATTGATAGCCTGCTTCTCAGATTCAGAACTGAACAACTTAACGATAGTAGAAGAATAGAACATGACAGCCTTACCGCCTGTGGGAATCTGGCTGACGTACATGGATCCAAG